AGGAACAAAAGATTCGTAAAGTCCGCTCAGCGAGTATGGCTAGAAGATTGTCTACGTAGATACAGGAAAAATGAGTTTGATGAAGGTCTTGTTTTTTTAACTTCAACAGAAGTAGCTTTATTAGTGACTCAAAAACTAAATATAGATATGCCTTTGTGCATACTAAGCCAACGACCAGAACTTCATATAGATGAACCGGGATTACCTAAACTAACCAATGCAAAATGTTTTGGTTTTATTTTTTACTTTCCTAAGATGCACAATCCTAGAAAACGTATTGAAGAATTTTGCGGACTGTTTAGTAATATTGGTCGAGTGTACTGCTAAGAGATTCAAGAGAGTTATAACTTTCATCCGGTCCAAAGTTATCACCTACACCAAAACCAAGTCCAACAGGGGCTTGCATGGAGGCAATTCTTAAATTAGTGCGTTTAAGCTCTTTTTTTCTTGACATCTCAGTTTCTCCCCAAATTTCGCCCGCTAAACGCATTGGAAAGTAACGATCAAGCCGTTTTTCGTGTTTATATAACGGTTTATCTACTTGATACGCGACTTGACTCTCATGTAGAGAGGGTCGAATATGCCGATTAAACATTGTACTTATAAAGATTTGCCATTGACCCTACATCAGAAGTAACCGTGGGTGGCTTAGATGCTAACTGCATAAATGCAGGATTAACTAAGTTTGAAAATGCAGAATCGCCTCTAATTCCTTGGAAAGCTGCAACTGGAGCGGCCAAAGTACCATACAGTCGAGTGGCGCCACGCTCGCTGGTACTGCCGAGCGAAGAAACGCCAGCTGATCCCATACCTTGAAGGGATTTAATATACGAGTTAGATAAATCAGCAGTAGTTTTAACTCCAGCAGCTCCTGCTTGGTTTGTCTGTTGCATATATTTTTGTGAAATATTTCCAAGATTCCGAGAAGCTTTAGAGCCCGCTTTTTGCACTTGAGCGCCTACACTGCCAAAGTCACTGAGTACTCTTGTACCATAGTCTGCCATTTGTTGATTTATGGCTGAACTCATGCCTGTGAAAGAAGGAGACGCCAATATACCCGGTGTAAAGCCAGCTAACCGTTTTTGATATGCGTCAGTTACTCCAGTAATTACTGTTTGAAAATTTTTACGAAAATCTTCAACACTTTTGGCTGTAGAAGTACCTGATATATTTTTTATTGCATTTAAATAATTCGCTTGTTCTTGTTTAGAGGCAGCCGCGCCTTGGTTTGCAATCGCGGTGTTTGTATCAATTTGTTTTAATCCAGCAATAGCTGCTAGATTCAGTGCTAACCCATTAGAAGCCATTATCCAAAAATAGGAAGACCTTTCTCAATACTAACACGAATAGAATCTTTAATCTTCCTGATCTCTGCGTCTGCTGAAGTAGATCCAGGATTAAAGAAATCCATAGAGATATGAGCCCCCGTGGTGGATCCAGTCCGACCTTGAGTTCCTAAATATGTACCCGGATTTACTATATCGCCTGGCTTAAGATTAGGATTTAGTTGATCAAAGTGAGCAATTAAGGTGTCTACTACTTTTCCTTGAGGTGTCTTAAACCTAAGCTCAACATTATTTCCATAACCACGAGCGGTAGCTCCTTTCTCTAAGTTAAATTCTCTAGGATCTTTAATTACTTTTAAAACTTCTGCCTGAAAAGGCGCTACAAACTTAGCTCCTCGTTTACCCCCCTCAATAACAAAATCCATACCTTTCCCGCCAGTATCGTTCGGGTTAGTTATAGAAACTCCTGTGTAGGCAACATTTTGTGTCGGTTTTGCTGTGGTTTGAGCACTCTGAACAGCTTGCTGAGCCCCTTGAGTCCCACGGACACTATTAATAAATGCTTCAAGTTGAGCAGCATTTTCGTTGTATCCCGCTTCTTGTTGTTTTAATTTGGCAACAGTATTTAAAATATCTGCAGGGTTAAGCCCACCAGGGGTTGAGGCGAGCATCGCACTCATTGCTTTAGATTGATATTCTTCCGCTCTAAGTTGATCTTCGGGATCATCACTTTCACCTAATGCTGCAGCAGCATCATTAAGAGCAATTGCGTTATACAGAGACTGATCGTTGCCCGCAGAGGACATAGCACTGTTTAAAACATTTCCTATAAGGGCTTGTTCAATTCTTTCATTTAAATTGAAATCAGGAAGTTTAAATTGTCCTGGAACTTCACTTGTTGTTTGACCTCCAGCAAAACGAGTAACTTCACCTTGCCTAGGGAAGTTATAACGAGGAGCTTCAATAGCTTTTTGAATCTTACCGAAAGAAACTACGGGCTGACCGTAATAACTTTTCCCAGCCAAAGTAGGAAATGATGCCCATTCGGGAGCTAACTTGGCGACGTTTTGAGGATTAAATGGGGCAGAATACGGATCAACACCACGCTGCTTCATCAGTTGGACAGCCGCTAAATCTTGAGCCGCTGGTCCAAAATCTTTAAGCGCCAGTTTTGACGCTGTTTCTTTCCAAGTAGCAGGCATAAACTGATATCGACCAGCTGCCGCACTGGAATATTTTCCGCCAGAAATAACTCTGTCTGGGTGACGACTCAAATCCTTAAAAGTACCGCCGCCAAAAATAACGTTGTAGCCGTTGTCCCCCGTCAGGTTACGGTCGGTTCCTTCGGCGTACGCAATAGCGTCCAGCCACTTGCGGGCGTTGGGATCAGTTATCGGAGAGGGCATTGTCATCCTCAAATAGAGCTACGTTAGTGTCCACGGAAATGCCAACCTCGTCCATCACAGCACGATAAGCTCGTTCGCGGCAGATCAGGCGGTACACAATAGTCCACAGAAACTGGTCACGATCCTTGTTTTGCAAGGAGTGGGCCTTGTTCCTAATTCTAGTTAAAGTAAAGTCATCTTCCAACGTAAGTCCGCACTGTAAATTGCCTGGATCGTCCTGGTACTGAACTCCCACCGGTTTACTACAGCTGCCCCCATTGTAGCCAGTAAGTAAACCCAGCAATACGTTTACATATAGTTCACTGTGCGCACCTAAATAGTAAGGATTTACAGAATTATAAAATATTAAAAATTAACTTATTGGAAATCTAAAGAAGAAGTGAGATGTGTCTAAGTGTATTGCGCTCATAAAAACTATAGCTAGCATATGTTTGCCTACAATTTCCTCCATACCTGGTAGATGGAACCGAAAACTCTTTTGACGATTGCCGAAACGGCAAAATTACTTAACTGCTCTAGCGGCTTCGTTCGCAAGCGCATTGCGCTGTCTGAAGGAAATCAACCCGGAGGGTGGCCCAAGTCTCTTTATATCAACCTCCAACCCAACGGAGCCAAATCTCTGTTCCGTGTGGACAAAGAAGCTTTGCAGAATTTTCTCCGGGTTGCCGATGAGGAAGCTAGCATAGAGGAGCAGAACATCGAGGCTAGTAGCGCCTGCTCGCTTTGATATGACTTACTCGGACTCTTTTACCATGACTCAATTTTCACCCACGGTTGCTGCAGAGTCCGAGCCAGTTATTGCTCAACAAATGGAGGAGAGCGGCGAGACCGTACAAGGTCTGGTTGAACACTTAATTGACTACGCTTCTGTCCTCCATCAGTTATATACTCAAGCACATTTAATTCATTTAAACATAGAAGGGCCTTTATTTTTCCCGCTTCACGCATTCTTAAAGGAACAGTACGAAACTCACATTACACAGTTTGATGCACTAGGCGAGTTTGTGCGTAGTCTGGATTATTTAGTTCCTTTGTGCCAACGTTGCGTACTGCAAGCACACAAAGGATTTAAACATGTAAAAGACTACGACACTCGGAATATGCTTACGACTTATTTAAAGAATATAGAAGATGCCGGTATGCAAGCCAAGACTGTCTCTAAGTACGCAGAAGACATAGAAGCCGTTGATGTTCAAAATTATTTGGCAGACGTTGCTGGGGCTATGTTCAAAGCTGCTTGGATGCTGAAAGCTACACTGCGGTCTAAGTAAAAGCCCATCCGTTAAGCACTCGGATATATAGTCCGCTGGGAGCTGTGCCAGAACTTTGAATTTGATAAACCAAAGAACCTGAAGGATATGTCGAAGGTACTGGCAATCCACTAGTGACAATAGCTGTCACAGTCTTGCCGACAGCAGTTACAACACCGCTGGCTAAGATAGCTCCGCTCGCCAATAAAGCTGTATCCGCAAAAGAGCTTATGGTGCCGCTTGCAATAATACAAGAATTCGCGGTATTCGCGTGTTCCGCCATGTCAGCAAAACTGGCATAAATCTTTTGCCACGTAGAACCTGTCCAAACTTTTAAGTAATACGCTGAGCTATTGGAATCTACCCAGAGTTCACCTAGGGAATTGCCTGGAAGACCGGCTGGGGTAGAGTTGGGCGCGGTTGTACCATAACCCGGAGGACCTAGCTTACGTATACCGCCCGCAGAATCTTCAAAATATAATCCAGGATCAGCAGCGCCGAAACTTAACGCCAGTTCGCCGTTAACTACAACGGTACCACTGGGTCTATCGGAAGAATTCCCGGAGCGTTTCAGCAGGGAAATTACAGGTGTGGATGTCATTTTAGTAAGTGCCTCCGTTTATGAATGCAGGGAAAGTAGCAGGAGGTATCAATACCCCATTACTATACAAGCCTCCATCTAAAATTGTAGTCGGCTGTATAACAAGTTCCCCATTAGCGTAAGTACCTCCGTCATATATATCTTGAGGAAGACCAGCCGGATTTAACGGATCAAACTGATCTATCGTAAACATTTGAAAATTAGTATCTTGCAATTCTGTAAGATCTTCTAGTTGCCCAAAATTCAAAGTTTTAGCAACCATGTTGTATGTGTCTGAGTACAACAGACGCTTAGGCAAATCAGTCAAAGTAGGGCTATACTTTTGCCACCACGCGAAATCTTTATTTCGTTTAAGAAAATCTGTTTGCTTTCTTAGATCTCTTTCAAACTTCTCTCGGTAATACTCATTCATAGGCTCGTCATTAGGCTGAGGTAAATAAAATGACGTAGACCCAGAGAGACCGTACTTTCTAGATAAATCCCAAAAAGATGCGTAAATGTGCTTGCACCATTTAGGTTGAAAATAAAATAATTGAGGATCGGAATATAAAGCAGTGTCCGAATACGTAGCAATATTATAAATTTGACTCAAATAAATAAAACCAAAAGTTCTAACATACCCTGGATAATCGCTAGAGGTAGTAACCCGAGTTGATGCTGAGGACCCAGCGTCAAAATAACCTGCATCAATATTTTGCACTCTGGTGTAAGGGTACTGCTGTTTTAAAGAACTTTTGTATAGGTTAAAACCTTCCCTATTTAAAAAATCTTGGCAGGAGCATTGTACTCGGATTTCTGTTGACAGAAACTCTCCTACAGCAGGAGGCCCAGTGGCAGGAACGGCCATAGTTGTCGAATCAACCACGGTCCAGCTTTCGTCCGCAGAAAACGACAAAAATAAAGTGTTAAATATTGGGTCTATACTTGGCTCTATTATGACTCCATCCGTACCAACACCGATTACTGTGTAATTATTATATCCGTATGTTTTTTCAGTACCGTCCGAGTTAAACCTGTTGGACAAGACCTCCCCGTGAAAATAAGAAATAGGTGATCCAAATTTTTGACTTAACTTAACGGCGTATGTTGTTTCGTCATAAATAGTCACTTCTTCGACTGAAATACCAAAGTCAAGAAAGTTGAACGTATCTCTTGGACGAATGCCGACCATGTGCATTCGGGTGTCAGCACGAGTTGTAGGATAAACAAAGAAGATCCCAGGTATATAACCGCCAACTCCAGCAGTTCCTGACACGTAATATTTAAAAGAAGAATAAACTAAGCCACTATAGGCACCTTGTGTATACATACTCAACTCATAACCACGGCGCCAGCGAGACCAGACCGAAGCGTAGTCGTAATCGCTAAGCACACTAAAGTCTTTTGTGCCTACAGCGGGCCTAAACCTTCTCTCAAAAGGTAAAGGTCTCAGAAGCTGATTAGGATCGTCAGAGCCCTTAATAGAGCCTACTTGCTTTACAGACTCTATTCCTATTTTGCTTTTAAAGTTAAAGTTATCTGATCCTTTTTTACGGGACACGACTTAATAGAAACCACCTTGAGCCCAAATAGTAATACCAGAAGGACTCAGGCCGCCAGACACAGCAGAAGGTCCGTTGCCAAGATAACCGGCACAAAGTATATAACCTTTTTCAAGGTAAAGCCCTTCGCCCTTTCCTGTTTCTATGGGACGAAGTAAGTTAGTATCGCCCACGGAGGGGACAGGAGCTAAAACAGCAGGTAACTCAAGGTGCTGAATCATGCCTTCAGTGCCGCCACTAAGACCGACTTCAACTTTAGATATCAATAATGCAGTAGATGTTGAAGGCGAAGCTTGGTTAGGGGCGTACACATAGAACCCGAGCGCACATGTACGAATGCCACTGCGGTTTGGATACCCTTCATTACTGACAACAAAAATATCTTCAACAAGACCAGCATCTTCTGTGGGAAGATCCCCCACACGAACTAGTTGAACTAGATCACTAAAAGCGGGGTTTGTTGAGCTGACAACGGTAGTTCCATTACTGATCCGCGCCCCTCGCAAGAAAGGACGATCAATAAGACAAGGTGATTTGTTAGTACTAGTACTTGCCATTTAGACCCCCGGACTAACCGAATGGATTCGCTGCCCTACTATAGCCGGAATAAGTATCGACAATCGCTTGAAAAAGTCTGTTGTCGTTTGGATTAATTTCAGTGTTAGCACCAAACCCAAATAAATCGGATGTTTTATTGGGATTTGACGTAAAGTATTTAGCCAACACAGGTCCAGCCATACGGGAAAACGTCGGCTTACGGCTTATAGCATCCCCTGCTACACCAGCTCCAATACCGAGAAGCTTGACAATATCGGAAAAACCAAAATCTTTTTTAGGTTTTGACTGAATCGCATCCATTGAATACGCAGAGGTATCAAGGCCAGGTATACCCTTTCCGTAGGGATCATACCCGGTCATATCCACGTCGGACATATTGAAAGAAGAGAGCGACATGATCAGCCTCCAATAACTGAGCCTGTTTGGAACTGACTCAGTTTAAGTTCCATAGCGCGGCGTAACATATCATCAGAAATTTTAGCGGTGTCGTATTCCCTAGCAGGAGCTTGATCAAGGAACTGACGATCCGTCATAAGCGTCGGTTGCTGCATAGGTTGTGTGGCGTCAGACAACTCGTAAGCCCCCTGAGAAGGAGTAACAGCAGACTCAGCCCCGTAATAACTATTTGCTGTAGCATTATTGGCTAAATCAGACCCTAAAGGTGCATTTATCATCGAGCCTTGAACGTTACCTGGAGATTGCTGACTTACACCAGTCGGTGCTAACTCACCAGGAGACGGTAAAGAGTCACGAAGTTGAAGATTGCTGGCTTTAGCAGCAGCAACTTGTTGTTGTTCAAACAATCGCATTGCAAGCGCAGGATTTTGAACAGCCCATTGCCTTAGAGGAGCTTTATCAGGCGCATTGTACCCAAGCTCATTGATGATCTCACCGATATTAGCCCGAGCTTTCAGACTTTCTTGTGCGTATTGAGCTTGGAGTGCTGAGGGCTTAGAAGCTCTGGTATCTTGCGTTCCTTGCCCACGCGCATACTGTTGTATTTGCTCACGAACAGCACTGTCTCGTGCGCCGCCTCCCATAATCTTGACAGGACCCGCCGAAGGATCTAAATAAGAAGAGTCCCCGCGATAATTTTCGGGTAGAGGCGTGGAATACAGACGATCGTCATAAACCGATGTCTTAGAGGCCGGAACATTGGGCTCAGGAGGGGCTGCCGTTGTAGTTTCCCCCAGCGAAGGTTCACCCTGGTTAAACCGAGAACCCACGGCGAGACCTGCGGCAGCTCCACCACCAAGTAAAGCCGCCAATGCTCCTAAATTACCTGTCCGTACGCCGCCAACAGCATTAAGAAGATCCGGAGACACTGTTCGTGATTCAACATCGATGTAAAATTTGTTATCGGGTATAAGAACATTCTTATTGGCCAGTTCTCCACCAGGAGATTGCATTAAACGTCCACCTGGAACGTTCGCTGTCGTAGTCGGAGGCACTTCTCCGGCGCCGCCGCCAAAACGAGAGGATAACGAACGTAAATCTTGCTGAGCAATAGCAGCTTCTGGAGAACGAACAAGTGCCCCAGGACCTGCCCCTTCAAGACGAGCAAGATAATTAGTACCTTCTCCCCCCATCATCCCACGGAGGACTTCTTCACGAGGAACTCCGTAGTAACTTGAAGCTCGATCTGCTAACTGAAGCATCGAAGAGGCTGTACCAGGATCTCTGGCTTGCAATTGGCTAAAAGTTTCCAAAGAAGTTGGAAGTTGGCGACCAGGAGCAGGAAATTGAGGTTCTGGCGCTGGTTTTGAGGTTATTTGAGCTGGACGAATACTAGAAGAGCGATAAGGAGCAGGAAACTGAGGCTCAGGAGCCGGTCGTAAGTTTTCAGGAGCCCGTGTAATCGTAGTTGGACGGGCAAGAGGAATATCTTGAAAAATTTCCATCTGCCTCTGCCCTTCTGGTCGGGCACGACGAGTACCTACAACAGAAACCCGAGGACGAGCTTGAGGGACTATTTCTTCACTACCAATATAAGGTGTTCTACCTCCCGTAAAGTTTTGAGTGTTGCCTGCTTTAGTCATGACACTCCCTTGCCTGTAAGTGACAGGTTTCTTAGCAGCAGGCATTAACATCTGAGGTAACGCCTGTAAAAATGTTGTTAGATTATTTCTAAGTACAGGATTTGTTAGAAGCTCAGTAGCAGTAACCACCCCTTTTTCTATTTGACCTGGTACTCTGGCTAAATTTTGGAAATTGGCCACGTCCGCCCAATAAAACTTCTAGTAATAATATAGCTCTTATCTCCACTTAGTGTAAAAATACAACCTGTCAGCCCGAGCTGTGTCCGGAGGCCCTGGAATTGCTTGGATAAACTCCCCTCCACTACGTTCAAAACGGTAACGAGCTGTAACAGGATCTTTATAGTTAGGAACGTAAAGCATATGTGCTAAACGATCACACTCAAACTGATAGTTTTCGCGCCAAATCCGAGCAGTCTCGCGTTTGTCTTGAACGTTAATAGACCGACTAACGTCACCAAGAATAGTTTCTTGACGACTGGTCGCTCTGCCAGTGGCCAACTCAGTTAACCGTTCAGCATCTTCGCAACGTTCAAGCTGTCCGACGATTTTATCGTAATAGAACTCAGAAGGGATACTGCTAGTCGCTTCTAGTAAGCGAGCGTAGTCCCCAGCAGGTACTGTGGCAATATTATACCCTAGATGATATGCAACACGACTAAAATTGTAGTCATCTAACCGATAACCAAAAGTTTGCGCCGGATTACGGGTTAGTTGATTAACCGCTGCATAAATTATTTCTCTTTTAGTCGCGTCAGTCTGTGTAGCTTGAAAAACTACACCTTGTTGCGACAAGTAACTTTGAATCTGCTCAAGTTCTTGTTGCGAGAATTGAGACACGACACCTTACCGCTATGTACTTCTATTCTAATTGCGTAAAATATTAAATAAATTGATTATTCGACATAAACTACGCCGCCTTCCAGCACTTCAGTCCAGTCAACCCTGTTGATTGCCTTCAACTGGTCCAATTTGGTGAAGCGTTCACCAGGCATTGACTGTTGCAGTTCCTTAATTTCGACCGCTGTTTTAATTCCTACACCTTTAAGGACTTGAGTCAGACGTTCCGGGGTAGCACTATTGATGTTTACACGATTCTCAAAGGGAATTTCTGGTTGAATAAGCTGGCGACCACGGCGTTTTAAGGCGGGTTTTGCGCTTGTTTTCTCTTCTGTAGCTTCTACAACTTCAATTTGACCCTTGTGGGCAAAAAATACTTTACCGGGAGTCACGGAGCGCACCATTTTGTACTCTCCTTCGTCATGCTCACTCAAAATTACAACTTTGACCCCGCTGGGCTTGAAAACAACCTCTTGAAGTTGAGCGACAGTCATTATGTGGGTAGTGTCTAGAGTTAGTTTACTAACAGATTATAATTTAGGTAGGTGTTTTAGAAAAAATGGGTATTCCAAGTTGGTTAGGACCTCTAGGCCGCTTTGCCGGGTCTAGCTTAGACGTTGTAAATGCCGCTATGGAGTACAACGACAACATAAAAGCCGGTATTTCGAAAGAGAAAGCTGCAGAAAGAGCGGGTTTAGTAGGCAAAGTAGGGTTAATAGCACCTCTTACACCTATAGGGGCAGCAACCATTTCAGCTCCTGGTCTTTTACGAATGGCTGCTGACTCGTTAGCAAAACAAAAAATACAAGAAACTGTAGGTGTGTCTCCTTTGTACGGAAGAGGAGTTAATCCGGAAGCATTGCGCAAGACAGCAGAATTTGCAGACTACTTAAACCCCACGACGTGGGCTTCCCAAGCAGCGGACAGAAATAACCCAGAGCTTAAAGGACTGGTAAATATAAGCACAAATCCAAATACTCGTTTACTGCAAATACAAGAATATCTCCGTCAAAAAAATTCCGGGCAATAAAAAACCCCCTCCGAAGAGGGGGCAGTATTTGATCTAAAGAGATCAAGCAGGAACGGTAGAGGTGTAAACGTTTGACTCCACCAAACCAGCAGGTTGGAGAGCCAGATCGTCACGACCAGGAGCTTCGTCAGCCAGAACCCAGCAGACTTCGCAAATAGCCAGAGCCTTGTTCTTGCCACTGAGCCTGCCGTTAGCAGCCCGAGGATCAAACACACCGGAGGCTTGAGCCAGACCGGAAGCTGCGGCACCACCAAGGTTGGTAACGGCAAACAGCTTGTACTGAGTTTCGGTACTAGTCCGAGCCAGAGTAGAGCTATTCCACACGTTATTGGTGTTGTAGGAGCCGTTAGCAATACGGCTGCTGCTACCGGCAAGGGTAACAAAGAAACCAGAAGCAGAGGAAGTGGTGTTAAGACCAACGCCCACAGCGGGGCCGAGACCCAAGGTGGGGGTAGCACTACCGCCGCCAACACCGCTACTGATCACATCGCCGCCATCAACACGGACGGCCAAACGATATACATAAGCACCAGAAGGCACCTTGATACCGTCAGTAATGTCGGCACGAACATCCTTGTAAGCATCCGGAGAAGGGATGATCACAGAGGCGTTGGTGAACGCTACATTAGCACCATTCAGACCCGAGCTATAAGCCTGGGTGTAATAGTCGATTTGGTTGGTACCCAGAGCTTGGAACGACAGATCGACGTAGCCAATAGCTTGTTGGGCAACCCAACCGGGCCGGAACACCACGCCGACAGGACCGCCGATAGGCTGGTTGGTGTAGGTGGTTTCGGTGTCGTTAGCGTTACGGAACTGGAAAGTCTTTTCGTCGTGCCAGTAACGGAGAACGTTGGTGTAGTTCCCAGGATAGATCTTGGAAACTTGAAGCTGGTTAGAGTTAGTAGCCATGGTTAATTACCTCCTCAAACGTTGAATGAGTAGGCAACAGACACGAAGTCAGCGTTCAGAAGTTCAAAACCTGCGTACAGGCTCCAAATCATCATGATGAAACGGCTGAAATCGTCGTTGTTGTTGAGCAACACTTGGGCATTGTTGCCACCGATGCCAACACCAACAGCCTGAGGACCGAAGAACATACCAATTGCACTGTCGTAAGTAGACGCAGTGCCGCCGATGGTTGCCGAGGCAGTTTGGGAAGGCATGTTGGTGGATTCAAAGAATCGCACACCTTCAAAAACGAAACCAGTAGGCATGATGGGTTCGCCAGCCACGAAAGTAGCTTGGCCGAAACCTTGACCCATGTAGATAGCAGCGTTAGGCTGCATAGCTGACATGAGGGGATTGATCTGACCGTTGCCGGGGTAGCGAGCCACCTCACGGAAGTCAGAGTTCTGACGCAGGTGCATCAGGAAGGTAGGATCGCAAACGCAACGGTAGAACCCATCTTGGTAGGTGGGGGTATTACGCTTACGCAGGGATTTGACCACCCGAAGAAGGTCATCCTTAACGTCAAACTTGGCTTGCTCAGAGTTGGTGTAGGTCAAAGAACCAACAGCCAAATCGCCAGGGTAGTAGTAACCACCTTGGGTATCTGAAGACTTGCCCTTAGAAACAGCTTTCAGGAGTTCGTTGATGAACACCCGATCGCGCCACCGGCGATAGTCATCCAGAAGGGTAAGGCTACCAATGGATTGGTGGAACGCAGTAAGGTTACCGGTATCGAGCAGCAAACGCTGAGCGGTAATCAGTGTCTCACGTGCGATCTTGAAAGTGCTAGCCTGTGTAGGATCGTTAGGATCTGCAGGACCTGTATACTCACGAAGAGTTACGAGTACCTTATCCTTAACGATGTTACGGCTGCTAGCAGTACCGATGGTTTGCTCTGCAGTACGTTCACGTGACTCCTTACTTCCTGGGTTTCCCCAGAACCTGTAACGATCAAGTTGCACGGTTTGCCCTGGTTGTTTTGAGAAATCATGAACAACCACAGGTTCCGCAGCCATCTCTACAACGTAAGCCGGGTGCTCTACTACTACAGTTTTCACTGCCGCTAATCTAACGCACAGCCTCTTTGACGTTGTACGTACTTAGCGTTTGTAGTCTGGATGATGAGTGGATGAAATTTTTTACGAGCAAAAACTAAATCAGGTACCCAAGGTTTAATGAGCGTCCAAAGTTTTTGCGTTTCCGTTGT